GACCGATTGATTGAAGTACCTTAACTTCTGATTTAGATCCAGATGCGAATATAACATTATCGAGTTTCTTTAAATTAATTCCAGTTGAGAACGTACCAAATGATGCAAGAATGTCATGTTGTTTAATAGGATCATTTTCAATCATATGTCTGATTCTTTCACGTTCTTCACCTTTGGTAGCGCCATATATAAAATGTAATTGTCTACCATCTTTTCTTAACATCGGTTCTAATAATTTACCATGTTTCTCAACTAAATCAAATAAAACCAAATTATTCTGGCCTTCGAGTGACCACAATAAATTTCTTATGAATACATTACGTTTATTATTATTCGTTATATATTCTCTTTCAGCTGGGTATTTTTGACTGGTATTCTGTACTTGGCCTATTGCCTTTTTAAACGCTTTTCTATTTTCAATACTATGAGATAATACAATTGCCTTTATATTAAAGTCAGCAATAGTACCAGCATCCATAAGATCCTTAGTAGAAACGTGCTTACGAACAGAACCAAAACAACCCTCCAGTACAAGCCTATGAGTTTTGCTCTCTTCTGATTTTAACGTACCGGTAAATCCGTGTCGATAATAACATTCATCGAGTCCTTCCATAATTTTCTGTAATGATTTTGCTTGGAATAAATGAGCTTCATCACCAAGCACTACTTTAAATTGGCTAAACCAATCTTTCTTTAATTTAATAAGAGATTGCCAAGTTGATACAACAATTGGTGCATCTGTATTTTTATCAATACCACCTTGGATTTTATATATGTGAGATGGATCGCAACCATAATCAACAAAGTCACCAGCCATCTGATGTACCAATGAAATTGTTGGAACGATAATAAGAGTACGATGCTCGAATGCTCTATAATAATGTTGTTGAATTAAATAAATGATTAACGATTTACCAGATGATGTTGGCGATAAAGATAATGAACGACTATCTCGTATAGCGTCTACAATATATTTGTTCTGATAATCACGAGGTTCAAACTTACAATTAACTTCTCTAGCCATCTCATAGCCATAATCGTCAGGAACTTTTTCGCCATTCATTAAATGGTCTGGTGCATTTAATTCATATCCACGGTCTTCGCAAAATTTACGAAGTTTACTGAACAATCCAACATACAAAACGGATTTCATAGGATGAAAAATACGTATCCACCCGTCCCAAACTCTATTCTTATATGATGGATTAAATTGATAACCTTGTGGTTGGAATTTAAAATATGCCTCGAGCTCAAACTTTACGCTTGACTCTGTATTAATCTTTAAATATACTGCGTTGATTTGTTCAACATTGATTACATCTGGCATAATATATCACCTTCTCATTATATATGTACTATTTATAATGAATGCTAGTAGTCTCCTGCTTGGAATTTCATCACTGCTATAATGTTATTAATAATGAAGTTACGACTGTGGATTGTTTTAACAATATCTTCAAGGTAATTTGCTCTGCAGCTATGATAATCAATCTTTAAACTTAGTTTGATAATATCAGGATCAGCTTGAATATATTGGTTAATGTCTTGGCGAATAACTTTTTTCTGATAAGGTTTCCATCCAAACTCACGCAAATCCTCTTCGGCCATAGATCCATCAATCCATTCACGTTTATTTAATTCAAGTATTTTATAATCGTATCGAAGCTTCTTAACCTTAAGCGCTTCTTTATAATACATGTTATAATATTTGGAATGAAGCTGCGGGATCTTTTTCGCTTCTTGTGCCAATTGAGTTTCATCAATTTTGGCATCACCAGCCCAGATTTCACTAATGTCTTCAGTACTCATGTTAACCTCTCATAATGTATATAGTTATAATTCTATCACAGTTTTGTTAGAATGTCAACCAATTTTTGTATGAGTAAACCTGTCGTATCTGAATACCATCGACGCTTCTGGGTATACGATATCCTGTTGTGTTACGTCTAAAGTAATCTGACTTAATGATACTGGAAAACAATTTAAGAATGTAAATGCTATGTTTGGATTTTTATTGCTATTTAATATAGTAATAGAAATATCAGAAACAATACCATCGTCTGTTTTCTCTAATCTGCCAAACTGAGCAAGTTCTACTGGTGAAGTGATAGCCTCTAGCCAGTCTAAACATTCAAAATAATTGGCCATGTTTTCGTCAACAATAAAACTCAAATCTAATTCTTGGTATAATAACTTGTCAGGCGTATTATATAGAGTACTTAGTGGGTTTGGTGTTTCAACGGCACCGGCGCTTACTCCAGGAACTTGCATCCTTTGAGTATAAAATTCTACGTTTGGTAATCGCTTTACATTGACTGTAAAACCGATAGGAGACAAAAAATTTGTGTTCATTATGCATTTTCCTATTTACA